TTGCTACAATTATGGAGACAATAGACATAAGGAAAGTAAACGGAACCTTAAGAGTTATTAGTGACGAAGCAGTGAAGGTTCAGGTGTGCTTTTTTGAATGACACATCCTTTTCAGGTACATCCTTTTCAGGTGTGCTTCTTAAAGTAAACAAAACTATGTATGATTTTAGACATTGTTAAAGGACTCTTTGACATAGGTAAAGGAATCATTGACAACAAGAAGGTTAAGCAAGAGAAGAAGCTTGAGATAGATCTTAAGAAGATGGAAGCTCAAGCTTCTCTTGATATTGCTAATCAGAAGGCAACTACTGATTATGATATAGAAGCTCTTAGACAAAGCCAGAACTCTTGGAAAGATGAGTACCTTACGATACTTCTTAGTCTTCCTATAATTGGTAGCTTCTTTCCTGTGGTGCAAGACTATGTAGCAACAGGCTGGACATATGTTAGCCAAGCTCCATTATGGTATCAAGCTAGCTTTATAGGGGTCATTGCTGCTAGCTTTGGACTTAGATGGCTCTTCTCGAAATACAACGTAGGAGGTATTGATGCCTAAGTTTGGAAGCAGATCTTTAGGAAACCTTGAGACTGCTGATGTTAAACTTCAACAGTTGTTTAACGAGGTTATCAAGGGTTATGACTGTACTGTTCTTTGTGGACATAGAGACAAAGAAGCACAAGAAAAAGCAGTTAGAGATGGACTAAGTAAGACACATTTTCCTCTCAGTAAACATAACAGCCTCCCTAGTAAAGCTGTAGATGTTGTACCTTATCCTATTGATTGGAACGATACAAAGGGGTTCTATCACTTTGGAGGGTATGTTAAAGGAATCGCAGACAGCCTTGGTATTGCTATTAGGTGGGGAGGAGATTGGGATAAAGATAACGACCTCGGAGATCAGACATTTATTGATCTCCCTCATTTTGAACTAGTAGAATGAAAGATACAACAAAGGACATACTAGACAGGATCCACGAAGAGACTGCTTTACATCTTCTTAGGAGAGTACAGAGTGGTGAAGCATCTGCTCAAGAGCTTGGGGTTGTTGTAAAGTTCCTTAAAGACAACGGAGCTACCTTTGACATCATGACAAAAGAAAGCCCTCTTGCTAATCTCCTTGAATCATTACCTTTTGATGTGAATGAGTAAGGATACGAAACCAACAGATCAATTGGGAGACTTTAGGAACTTCTTATACATTGTATGGAAACACCTAAACCTCCCTGATCCAACCCCAATACAGTACGACATAGCTAGATATATGCAGACTGCTCCTCGTAGGTCTATTATTGAGGCTTTTCGTGGTGTAGGTAAAAGCTATATAGCTGCTGCTTACACCGTGTGGAGTCTTCTCAGAGATCCCCAAAAGAAGATAATGGTTGTTTCAGCCAGTAAAGCTAGGGCTGATGATTTCTCTACGTTTGTTCAGCGAATAATTACAGAGATGCCTCTGTGTCAACACCTTATTGCTAAAGACGGACAAAGATGGAGTAAGATTGCTTTTGATGTTGCTCCTGCTAAAGCCTCTGGTAGTCCTTCTGTAAAGAGTGTTGGCATCACAGGACAGATAACTGGTAGTCGTGCTGATTTAATCATTGCTGATGACATTGAAGTACCTAATAACTCTATGACTCATACCATGCGAGAGAAGCTTGCAGAGTCTGTAAAGGAGTTTGATGCTGTACTCAAGCCTGATGGATCAATAATGTACCTTGGTACTCCTCAGACTGAAATGTCTCTGTACAATACACTACCAAATAGAGGATATGAGACACAAATATGGACTGCTAGATATCCCTCTATAGAGTTTGCTGAGAGAGCGTATGGCTCAAAACTAGCCCCAATTATCTATAGCAAGGTTCAAGACAACCCAGAGTGTGTTAAACAACCTACAGACCCTAAGAGGTTTGATGATCAAGACCTTTTAGAGCGTGAGCTTAGCTATGGTAAGTCTGGGTTTGCTCTCCAGTTTATGTTGGACACTACCCTCAGTGACCGGAACAAACATCCTCTTAAACTCTCTGATCTTATTGTCTATCCTTGTGATAGTGATACTGCTCCAGAGAAACTTATATGGGGTATCTTTAACCCTCTTTCAGAGTTACCTAACGTAGGCCTCAATGGAGATAAGTTCTTTGCTCCTTCTGAGACTCTTGGTCGTGCCCCCTACACAGGCTCTGTCCTTGCTATTGACCCTTCAGGTAGAGGACAAGATGAAACAGGTTATGCTGTTGTTAAGATGCTCAACGGATACCTTCACGTCTTTGAAGTAGGTGGTCTTGAAGGAGGATATAGTGAGGAAGCTCTTACTAAACTAGCCAACATAGCTAAGAAACACTCTGTTAACTATGTCTTGGTTGAGTCTAACTTTGGTGATGGTATGTTCACAGAACTACTTAAACCATACCTTCAACGTATCCATCCGGTTACTACAGAAGAGGTTAGACATAACATTCAGAAAGAGAAACGTATCATAGATACTCTTGAACCTGTCTTGAATCAACATAAGCTAGTGCTTGATCCTAAGGTTATTCAAGAAGACTATCAGAGTGTTCAACACCTTCCTCCTGAGCGTGGTCTTAAGTATATGCTTACTTACCAGATGAGCCGTATCACTAAGGATAAAGGTAGTCTTGCTCATGACGATAGGCTTGATGTCTTAGCTATGGCTGTCCAATACTGGGTAGACAAGATGGCCCAGGATGTTGATGAACAAATGAAAGCAAGAAAAGATGAGCTTCTTGAGGCAGAACTTGAGAGGTTTGTTACGAATATAAAGGGAAGGAGTTTTAATGTTAAGGCTTCTTTGAGTACATCTAGCCCTTTGGGTAGGGTTGTTGCAGGGGTTTTTTAAGACCCACTGCTTGCAGGGGTTTTTAAGATCCGCTGTCTATTTTTATTCTTGAGGGATGTTCTTTTAGGATTGTTTAACATCCCTTAGGAATTTTAAAGAAAAATCTGAAGTGGTATCGTATATACGAGAAGCATCCATTCCCCCCTGCCCCCTCTTCAAGAACTCTTCACGCACGCCCCCACGCACACGCACACGAAGATACACGCACGCCCGAAGAGTCTGATTTGTTGGGGATTTGTTGGGGATTTGTTGGGGATTGTTGAACATTCTTGCGGGTGTGTCGTTTGTGTTTGTTTTGTATTGGTTTTTTTTGTGAGCCGCTGTGGCTGTGGCTTTGCGGGAGGATTTGGGAATGTCCTAGGGAGTTTGTAGCTATCTTCCCAAGGCTGACGAACAACAACAACAACAAAACAACACCACTATGAAACAGACCTACACTATCTATTACACCCGCTACACTAGCGACAAGGTATTTCCCGGCTACTACAACGAAACAACACGCACAGAAGACATAATGATAGAAAGCACAGACTCCATTCACCGCTACATCAACCCACTCAAAGGTGAAGCGGTTACGGGTATCGTAAGCTACGCTGGAGCGCCTTTGAAGGAATATTTGGAAATGTGAAACACCTTTCGTAGGGATTGAATGGAGGAACAGAAACAACAACAAAACAACACCACAATGCTTAACACTCTTGAACATATACTTAAGACCGAAGGAATATCCGCTATGCGCTCTATACTACACACCATTGAGCGCACAAATCTGCAAGATATCTGTGTACGGAATGATAGAAATGGTGTATGGAGTGACGAAGATAATATAGCTGAATTCGGCTGTGTTATGCCAGATAAAGCATATAGGGAGATTATTGAGCGTTGGTTGATTGAAGATCTGTAAGAAAAAGCTTGTGAGTAACGATAATTTTTGTACATTGTAATTGAAACAACAACAACAAAACACCACTATAATGAAAACTACCAAGAAACACCTCAAAGCAGGTAACGCAAAGCTACACAATTCCTGCCTCATCTCAACACTCCCTACAGCTGTATGTTTTGGGAAAGGTAAACAATGTAAAGGATGCTATGCACTAAAAGCAGAGAGACAGTATCAAACGGTTCGGGATTGTCGTAAGCGTCACCTTCGGGAAACAATGAGTGACGAGTTTATAGAAAACACTATAGAGGAAATACGCAAAAGCAAGAAAACAAAGGTACGGATTCACGAGAGTGGCGACTTTTACTCCCAAGCATACCTAGACAAATGGGTTGCAATTGCAAAAGCATTGCCAGAGGTGAGATTCTATTGCTTCACAAAGAAGAATGAAATAAGAGACTTTGCAGAGTATGACAGACTCTACAACACAAACCGTATACAGTCTATAGCACCTGATGGAGGGATGAACTACGGCACATTTGAGCGTCTTGCTGAACTACACGCAATGGGGTATGAAATTTGTCCTTGTGGTATTGAGGAAGAAACCATAAGCGTAAGAGCTGACGGAACGAAGTATCTTAAAAACAAGGATAAAGTATGTATGAACACCTGCAACAAATGCCTTTACTCTAACAGAGTAGCATTCCTTAAGCATTAAGATGGAGCCAGTACTGGCAAGGCTTTGCGGTAGGATTTGGGAATATCTTCCCACTTTTGTAGGGATTGAATGAAGGAACGAACGAACAACAGCAAACAACCAAACCATTACCGCCATGTACGAGCCGGGCGCATATTATTACTATACCACAGCCAGCAAAAAAATGGGTATGAACCATTATGGCGTATTCACACGCGATAAATCGCGCTGGCTGAAATTTTGGGGATTTGAAGCGGAACGCATGGATGCCGAAAAGATTCGGCCCTATGGGGCTTC